GGTTGAAAATGAAAAAAATATATTATCCAATATGGGAATTTTACTAGACGGGTCTTATCGCGAGAATAGTCAACCTGTAGGAGTATACAATTTAATCGAAAAATATGTTAGAACTCAGGGAAATGCACCCGATGGGTTATATTGTTATAATTTTTGCATGAATACAACTCCATATGATATTCAACCATCCGGCGCGATTAATATGAACCGTTTCAACCAAGTGGAACTAGAATTCACTACAATTCAACCGCCATTAGATTCCAATGTGCAAACAACTACGTTTTGTGATGAAAACGGAACGGTTATTGGTATTAATAAACCAACTTGGCGTATTTATACGTATAATTATGATTTGTATGTATTTGAAGAACGATTAAATATGATTACGTTTGTTGGAGGAAACTGCGGTTTAATGTATGCAACTTAGTAAATTAGTTATTTAAGGAAGTTCATATGATGATTATTTTATATTCGTTTATTATAAGGATATGAAAAAAAAGACCGCTATTAATTGGGTTGATATTGGACAGAAATTTTCATCCAGTATATTATGGTTATCTGCCGGTATTTTTATTATAAGTTCAATTACGTTATACACAACTTTGTTAGCAGAGACAAACATGCTTGGTTTCACAAAAAAAGCGGATAAAATAAAAAATATCGTTGAAACTCACAATGTAAAAAATTACGGCGATGGGTTTTTACCCAAATATCAGGGTTCTGAAAAAACACCGCTGGAATTTAATCAAGACGATGTTATAAAGACGCTGACAGTCAATACGTTCATGAATCTATTGAATGATTCAACATTTCCGCTGGTTCATTTTTTAAAATTGGTGTTAACTAGCATGATTAGCAATAATTGGACAATTATAACTTCACTATTTGGTTTAGCGTATAAATTACCCGAGAGTTTTGTTATGATTGCGTCTATGTATGTTACTCCATTCATATGGTTCATCATGTTTTTTATAAATATACTTATGGCGTTTATATACCACATAATTCATTTCAAACAATTTTTTACGACGTATGACGTGGATTCAAAACCACCAACATTCACCCAAACATTCAGTTCATTAACAAATTGGTTTATATATTTTATATACGTTATTTTCCTTCTATTTCCGATGGTTGTTATTGGATTACCTATAATAAGTATGTTGTATTCAATTATTACTCCATTATTAATTCCATGTGAAACTAGACATAATCATAAATCTTACGATTTCTCTAAATTTGTGTATGATTTTATAGTGTATAAACGTCAAGTAATAATGCTTCTGATTTCATTTACTTTATTAAAAGTGATTTATACAAATATTGGTACAACTGAAGCGATGAGTTGTTTGGGAGCGATTCTATTTTTGATGACATTTACAAAACTTTATTCGCAATATATTCCAAACGCGAAAACAAAATAAATACAAAATCGCAATAATAACACGCAGATGAAAACAATATAAATAAAATGTACTTTTATTTATATGAACAATAATAATACAAATAATACAAATAATAAAAAAAATAAAAACAAGACTCGGTTACCATTTGTTAGTATTTGCACACCTACATTTAATCGCAGACCATTTATTCCTTTCATGATAAAGTGTTTTGAACACCAAACATACCCGAATGACAAAATGGAATGGATTATTATTGACGATGGAACCGATAAAATCGAAGATCTTGTAAAACATATTCCAAATGTGAAGTATTTTAAGTATGATACTAAAATGACGCTGGGTAAAAAACGTAATACAATGCATAACAAATCATCCGGTGAAATTATCATATATATGGACGATGATGACTATTACCCACCGGAAAGAGTTAGTCATGCGGTTGAAACATTGGCGGCGAATCCAAAAGCGTTGTGTGCCGGAACAAGTGAAATGCATATTTATTTTAAACATATTCAAAAATTATATCAGTTTGGACCATATGGACCAAATCATTCTACCGCCGCCACATTTGCGTTTCGGCGTGAATTGTTGAGTCAGACTAAATATGATGATACTGCGTGTTTGGCGGAGGAAAAATCGTTTTTAAAAAATTATACGATTCCTTTTGTGCAGTTAGACCCTACGAAATCCATTTTGGTTATTTCGCATAATCATAACTCGTTTGATAAAAAACATATTTTAAATGACCCGAATAAATACATAAATGAATCCACCAAAACGGTATCTGATTTCATGAAAGAACCAGAATTGATCAAGTTTTATATGGAAGACGTGGATACCTTGTTAGATTCATATGAACCCGGTCTGCCGGTGCATAAACAAGATGTGTTGCAACAAACTGAGAAGATTAAAAAAGAGCGCGAGAAAATGATTGAAGATCATCAAAAAACGGTTTTTTTTAAAATGGAGTGTGAAATGAAAGAAAAAATGAAGGAATACGCGGATAATTTAAAACAATATTACGAGAAACTCTTGAATGACAAGACACATTTAGTGAGCGAAGTATTGCGACGCAACAAAGATTTAATATTGAAAAATGAAGAATTAAATAATAAAATTGCAGAATATGAATCAAGAACTGCTGATTCAGAATTATAAATTTATTATATTCTTTCTAACAATATCTAACAAAACAAATTATTATTTACGAAATTATAAATAATAATCAATAATCACTTAGAAACATAGTGTTAAAAATATAAAATGTATGAATCTGATATGTTTGCATCAACCGACCAAGTATATAATGAAAAGACTGCGTTAAATGAAAAAACTGCACTAAATGAGTTCAAACGCAACAATGTTTCCTCAATGTTGCACACAATAACTCGTCGTTTTAATAATGAATGGAAGGGTAAATATTATGATAATATTAAAATTTCTTACTATGGTACAAACACAACCAGCGGTTCGAGAATTCGTCGTGCAATTACTGGAGAAGTAACTCAATTTATTGTAGGTAGAAAGAAGGATGAGAGCAACTTTTTTAAAGTTGTTGTGGGCAGTGGTCAACATTCTAATGGTCCAGTTCATTTATTTTATAATTCGCCGGAAGAGTATGAAAATCATCAGTTTTTAGTGTTAGACCAAGAGATCAAGGACAAGTGGTTTAATAATATTACCAAGTAAATAATATTAATAAAGTAAATTATCGTCTCAATATTTTCTTTTTCAAAGAACCGATTGACGATTTAGTTACAGAAATCATATTCATATTAATATTTGATTTTTTCATTTTGACAATATAGATGCATATTATCAAAAACACCAATAAATATAAAAGCGTGTGCGGTTCATTTATAAAAATCGATGACAATTCAAGCGTTTTAACACCTTTTAAACAAACAATATTAATATTTTGATCATCGTTCATGGTTATATTCTCATAATTCATGCGTGGTCCAGGTTCATACGTAACGTAATTTCCTTTTCTCTCTTCTGGTTTCAAATCGGTCAATGATAATAACCTATATTGTAAATGTTTATATACTAAATAATAATGTAAAAAAGAAACTACATTCATAACACTTTGAAATCTAGACAAATTATACATAAATGACCCTAATGTATTTGCAAAAATAGAACTTTGAGTTATTACCGGGCGTAATTTATCTACGTGTGTATCAAATACTTGTTTGTTAGGAAACACGTCAAATATTTGCAATAATCTTCGGTTCGGGTTATCATGATAGTTTATACCGTGATGGTGTAATCCAGAATAAAAAATAAGTATATCTCCACGTTTTAAATCGACCTGAATCTTTTTTTTGTATGATTCTATCCATGATAAATTTGTTCTTTTATGTGATCCAGGGACTAATTCCATCTGCGAATCATCTAAATAACACAAACATGTATATAATGGAACATTCTCTATTTTATCATTGAAATTATACGTGTCACTATGAATTAAAGACGCATCTGTTGAATTTTTTTTATCACTATATCGAAATTTATAATAAGTTGGATTTGTTATAAAAGTTGTGTTTTTAATAATTGACCGCATAAAATAATTATCAATAAAATCCTTCACGATTTTGTAATTTATTTTATTGTCGCTGGTCGAACACGTTAACAAAAATTCGATTTCATCATTTGTTAGTTTGTTGCGAAGTAATAAATATCCATCATCATGATTCATGCCTGACATATATATATATATATAATAGATAATTAATATTATATATAAAATAATGCAACAACTACGCACACATTACATATCATCACTCACAGAATCATCACACGATTCATCTATATCACCCGAGTGTTCATTTGTGTACTTTTCTAAATATCTATAAATTCTATTAATATCTAGTTTAGTAATTTCATAATTTTCTAACAAACTAACAATTTCATTGTCGTCGTATTTATTTTTTAAATGCAAGAAAAAAGAAAAAATATCCTTTTTATCCATCCCCAATTGAAGACACAAATTTTGAATAAAAATTGTATTATTATATTCCGTCGAGTATTTTGTTAGAACCTTTGTAAATCTGACTTCAGATGGATTATATTTTTGTTTCTTATTGAATGTATCATGATACAATTGATTGTTGTAAAACGTTTTAATTAATGAACTCATCTCATTGAACAACCATATCTGTTTTTGAAATGTAATTCGATCAATATAATCCGCAAAACATATATTATTTAATACTTTTAGATAAAATGGAATAGAATCCGCTTTTTTCATTTTGCCCAATACGTCAATTATATTTTCATGCCATAATAATCCAATGATTGTCCGATCGGTTTCATTCATTATGCTTAAATGCTCGTTCATTTGATACGGCGAATTTATCATTTTTTGAACTATTTTTCGTGTATCGTCATTATATGATTTCATCTGGAAAATATTTTGAATAATATTGTTATTCAATACGGATTCCTTATTTTTATATATTTCGTATACGGTATTTATCTTTCTTAAATCGCCTTGAATAAAATTAATAATATTCGTTTTTAACGGTTCATTCAAAGTAGGAATCAATTGAGTGATTATATTTGTAATTTGTGCAGATGTAGGCGTTTTCAGTTCAATTACGTTGCAGACTTTCATCAATTCCTTTATTTTTTTGTCAATATGATAATTGCCGATACAAATAATCGGGTTCAATGTGATTTCTTCCAATTTCTGTTTTTTCGTTTTTTTAGGACGGATCAATTTGATTAACGTATTGATTCCGCCTTTATCGCCATTATTCATTCCGTCAATTTCGTCCATGATAATAACAATCTTTTTCGGTTTTTTATGGAACAAACTCATAATATTAGTATCCGACATATTGTGTTTAGTAATTGTGTCAATGATGGATTTGTTTCTAATATCCCCTGCATCGTATTTTATAATGTCATAATTTAACTCTTTTAAAATATTAATGATGAATGAACTTTTACCAATACCCGGATTTCCATAAATATAAAACCCTTTTTTAGTCAAGAGATCGTGTTTGTTTTCTTCGAAATGTTTCAAAATATTTTTTATTCTTAATGACTCTTCTTCTCTATTTAATAAATTGTTTATATTTAAAGTATCCATTTAATACTTTAAATATTATTCTTTTATATTAGTTTTGTTGAAGTTGTTTACTAACATCCGGGAGGTTTTTCTCCGCTATCTAATGTGATGCCGTCCCATGAAACTTTATTTGCTGTCGCCCAAGCATATAAATCGCATTTTTTAGCATATTGTGTTAAATCTAGTGGTCCGGTTCCAGTTGAACCAGCATTTATCCCACTTTCAGGAGGAGTACACATATTTCCAGAAGGATCTAAATCCCAATAATCCGGACATTTTCCTACAACCGGCGGCCACGGTTGATTTCTTTGATTACGATTCATCATATATCCAATAATTATTAATGACATGATTAATATTACTGTCGCCGCAATTAATACAAGTATTTGAAAGTTGAGTTCCATTTATATATTTTATGTATATATTTTTTTTATAAATCTATTATAATGAAAACCTCAAATGGAAGAATTAATTTAATCCCATCTTCGCCGAATACACAACAATTATTTGCAATGTATGATAAAATTCCCGCAAATCAATGTGCTACATTTAGGCAATCGTCTAATAATACTTGGGAAGACACACCATTATCAACCGCATTTTTTTCTATTAAAAATATGCAAATTATTCAAAATGGAATACGAGCAGGCGTTTATCACAAATCAAATGGTCTATATACAATTTCACCTCAAGATTGTAATTCACTAAAAATCATCATGCGCAGCGTGTTTTTACAAAATTCTGCAAACCAAAGTACAAATATCGCTCACCAAATAAGTGAACTGAATAAGGTAATATTAGATTATTGCATTGAAAAAGTCTACGGAGAAGCTGAAGGCTACATGAATTATTTGCGTGACGTGAGTAGAGCGCCCGAATTACTCGACCCTCCTAAAATGGATTATACTGAAAATAGAAGAACGCATAAAGTGGGACCATGGTTCTAAATATTTTTACACATCATAAAACAACTGAATTGTTTCAATTGTTTTATTTGTAATATTCGCTGGATTTACCCAATAATTGATATGCTCTTCCAATGTATGTAATCTTTCGTTCCATTCATTCTTTTTTGATTTCTTTACAACACATATTCCATTTTTATCTTGTCCCCAACATGAAGTTATATTTGTTGCATTTTTTGTGTAATCGTCTGGATTGAATCTTATAAATACAATAGGTCTGTGTCCCAAATCTCTGGATAATTCCATTATACGTTTATTTTCACAACTACAATCATAATCTCCGTGCTGGTTTTCGTCGACTTCTACTATAATGATTTGATACCCTAAATCCAACAATAAATCTGGTCGCCTTTTTGAACAACCACCATTTATTATTTTGTCTGCGATCCAGCTCAAATTTGGAAACTTTGTTTTTATATTTTCAACGACAGAATATTCTTTTGTTTTGTAATTGCGCGATACTGGTTTATCAGGATATATATTCATATAACAAAATAGACAATACCCATCGTATTTTTCTTTTTTTACTTGTGTTAAACACCATTCACTTTTACAAGTTTTGTCTTTCACATTAACCATTCTATCCAATTTATGTGCTGAACAATACAGTCCGGTTGATTCGCCTTCTTTGTTAAATACTGGTCTAATTTTACAATTTGGATGAATACAAGTTTTGTTTTTTATATTCATCATTCCATCCAATTTATGTGCTGAACAATACAGTGCGGTTGATTCGCCTTCTTTGTTAAATACCGGTTGTTTTTTACAATCTGGATAAACACAAATTTTACTTATAACGTTAACCATTTCATCTGTTTTGTGCACTGAACAATACAGTGCGGTTGATTCTCCTGGTTTATTATAATTTGGTCTAATTTTACAATCTGGGTGAATACAAATTTTACTTATAACGTTAACCATTCCATCTGTTTTGTGTGCTGAACAATATAATGCTTTTGTGTCGCCTTCTATATTAAATACTGGTCTAATTGTGCAATTCGGATAAATACAAGTTTTACTTATAACGTTAACCATTCCATCTGTTTTGTGTGCTGAACAATATAATGCTTTTGTGTCGCCTTCTATATTAAATACTGGTCTAATTGTGCAATTCGGATAAATACAAGTTTTGTTTTTTATATCCACCATTCCATTCAATTTATGTTTTAAACAATACAATGCTTTTGTCTCGCCCTCTTTATTATAATTCGGTCTAATTTTACAATCTTTTTCTTTGCACATGTATTATTTGTCTAATAAGTATATAGTTATTAGACAAACATTTTATATGTTAATTATCCTTTGTTTGTAAAAGTAAGTATTTAAACTTTTTTAAAAAAGAATGTAGAATAAAACCACATAATATATTATTATGAATATGGAGTTCGGTGTATTTACATTTATTATTCCAGAAACGATTTTCAACACTGTGAAAAAATATATGAATTATGAATTAGAACCTGATGAAAATTCCAAGTTATTATTTACATATGATAATGAACCCGACATAGTAAAAGAGTTTGATATGAAAACCAATCCAAAAATGAAAAAAATATGGTATTCTTCGCAACAACCCCTTGTTTTACCACAAATGCAAAGTTTTCACTGTCAAGATTTTCCCCAAAGATTTTATTTCCAAACCCAAAAAGGGTTGACATTATTTTTCGAAGATAGACCGGTATTTTCACAAGAGTCTGGTGCATATGTGTTGAAATCATTAAATCAGATTTTTCACAAACATAGTAATTGGAATAATTATAAATCGTCAACTTATAATTGTGTGTATTACATTTATACGCCGACTAAAGAAAACGTGTTTTCAATCTTGAAAATAAGTTCCAATAGGTATTTATTTGCGTATCATCCAAAATATCTCGATAAAACCGAAGTAGAGCAAATTGTGTTTGAATTATTTATGTTTTGAATGAAGTGTTAAAAAAATATTTTAAATAATAATTATAATAAACAATAATAATCTACAAATAAACATTATACTTTATAGTGCCTTTTTTTTAGTGATTTTTTTAGTACCAATAACATGGTCTATTGTTGATCTCATGCGCTCATCCTTATACTTTAAATATTCTTCTTCTAGAATTGTTAGTTCATGCAACCACATCTGTTGAATACTTGTCGAATGAACGATATGCAATTCGTTCTGTTTATCCGCATGCTCTTTGTTAATTTTATCCACGTTTTCTTCTGTAACCGAATCCATAGACATCTTTACCAAATATCTGAACTCTTCATCGTCGTCGATTGTATTGTATCCTTTTTGAACCAACATCTCTGTCACCTGTTCCTTCTTTTTCTTCCTCAAATCAATCGTATCGTTCAATATTTCTTGAATATATCTCGCTTTATTGGACAATACCATCAATTCTTTATTCAATGAAACCATCATATGCTTTTTCCTAGTATCGTACAATTCTAATCTCACCGTATAATAATCATCAATGATGTCTGAAATCTTGTCGTATTTTTTTAATTTATCTTCTTCATTAAACAAATGCATATTTGTAGTTGATCCCGACGAACACAATTTCAAAATTTTTTCAACGCCGTTAATATTATAATCACCAATCATAGATTCTAATTCTGTTAATTTATCGCGCTGAAATACAATCGTAAAATCTACACTGGTATCCTTGCTCATATCGTCGTAATCACGGATAATCGGTTGTGTCTTTTTCCCGTTCTTATCAGTTGACACTTCCGTCAAACTTTCTAGATGTTCTTTAAAGTCTTGTGTCCAATAACCAACAGGGAGTTCTGTAACTCTGATTTTATCCGGACCGATTTTTTCGTATACTCCTTTGAATAAGAATTTAGAATCGGTTAATTTCACAATTTGACCACGGAATCCTTCGTAATACGGAATAAATTCAATATCTGATGCGCCTTGAGATTCGGTGAGTTTCGTTTTCAAATACGAAATGATATCCAGCGGATTATAACACATAATATCAGTACTAAATCCTGTACCAATACCTTTCGATCCATTGACTAATAACATCGGAATAATAGGCGCATAAAACGTCGGTTCTACTGGATACCCATCATCGTTCAAATATTTTAGAATCGCATCATCTGCAATCGGAAATAACATTCTGGTTATTTTCGACAGTTGTGTAAATATATATCTCTCCGAAGCACTATCCTTTCCCCCAATCAACCGGGTACCAAACTGGCCCGACGGTACAAGCAGATTGATATTATTCGACCCGACGAAATTTTGCGCCATCCCGACAATTGCTTGGTTCAAGCTTGATTCTCCGTGGTGGTAGCATGAATGCTCTGAAACGTAACCACTGAATTGTGCAACTTTTATTTCGGTTGTCAAATTCTTTTTGAATGCCGCATACAATATCTTTCGCAAACTGATTTTCAATCCGTCCATTAGATTAGGAATACTTCTGTCACAATCGTATTTCGAAAAGTGGATTAGTTCCTTGTCGATGAACTCTTCATAAGTGACACTTTTATTTCCAGTATTTAAATAACTTGTTCGGTCGTATTTAGATAACCATTCTTTGCGGTCGTCGGCGCGTTTCTTATTAAATACCATATCAATCGCATTATCGCTGACTTCTCCGCTGTAAGCAAAACTGACAATCTTTTTCTGCTGGAAGTACTCTTTAAACTCCTTTCCAGTGCTAGTACCTAATCCTTTGTAATACTTGATTTTCCACCCTCTCCCGTCATTATTTGCTTGTTTCCATTCTTCATATTCGCCGTCATTATAAAACATTAATTCCTGACTCAGTTTTCTCGCTTTCAAAATAGGAGTGTTCATGTACCCAAGAAATCCAGGAATTCTAGTTAACGATGCCCACTCCGTTTGGAATAAATTCACACACAACCCTTTAATATGACACCCATCCACATCTTGATCCGCAAACAACAAGATATTTCCGTACCGCAAGCACGCCTTGACATCATCCATGGATTCGTACTCTTTATCCATCTCCAATCCTAGAATCTTTTTGATTTCGGAAATTTC